AAGCGTGACCAAAACGGAAGACTAATAATGAAAAGATAATTATGCCAATATATTCATGCTCTAACGGTAAATATCGCATTGGTGAAGGCGAGTGCGTATATGAGACAAGAGAGAACGCAGTCAGTGCATATCAAGCGTACTTAGCTCAAGAAGGCAAAGCACTTGAGTTAAAAGAAGAGACGTACAACGACTATCCAGAGGCAGCTAGCAACAATGCAAAGCGTGCTTTGAAATGGAAGGAAGAGAACGGAAGCTCTTGTGGTACTTCAGTCGGTTGGACTCGTGCAAATCAACTCGCAAATCGTGAGAAGATAAGTAGAGACACGATCGCTCGCATGGCTTCGTTCAAAAGGCATCAGCAGCACGCTGACGTGCCATACAGCGAAGGATGTGGCGGTCTTATGTGGGACGCATGGGGAGGCACATCTGGTGTAGAGTGGGCAATAAGAAAATTAAAACAAATAGATAAAAAACAAGGTGGAATGATATACAATTACAAATCCTTTGACCTAGAGGTTAAAGACGTTGATACTAAGGAAGGCATCGTCACTGGTTACTTCTCAGCGTTCGGCAATGTTGACAGCGATGGTGACATTATGATGCCAGGTGCATTCAAGCGTTCAATCCAAGACTGGGGACCAGAAGGAAAGAACAGAATTAAGCATCTTATGAATCACGATCCCTCACAACCTTTAGGTAAAATGCTTGAGTTGAAGGAAGACGACTATGGTCTGTATTACAGATCAAAGATTGGCAGCCATCAGCTTGGCAAGGATTTTGTGAAGATGGTAGAGAGTGGACTCATTACAGAACACTCAATTGGTTTTAAAACACTTCGTGAGCAAAAGTCAGGAGAGGCTAACCAAATCCATGAGGTTATGCTATTTGAAGGATCTAGCCTTACTGCTTGGGGCGCAAACGAAGCAACCCCCTTGCTTGGTATGAAAAATTATAATAATTTAGAGAAGATACAAGATCAGATCAAAGCGTTTGAGAAATTCATCCGCAACAGTGATGTGACAGATGAGACCATTGATCTTTGTATTTTAAAAGTAAAGCAATTAGCACAAGCCATTGAACAGATGAGTAGCACAAAGGCAGTCGAAGAGGCACCTTTGCAGCAAAAAGAAGAAGAGGTGAGTGTTGAGCAATTAATAAACATTATAAACAAAATTTAAAAATGAGCGACATTAAATCATTCGAAGCTGCTCTCGAAGCCAAATTGGCCGAGCAGAAGGCTGAAGTAGCTGCTGCTACTGAGAAAGCCGCTAAAGCGTTCGAAAGCAAAGTTGAAGAGATCAACGCTGAAGTTGCTAAGAACAACAAAAATTTGATGGAAGCAAGAGAAGAAATTCTTTCTGCTAAAGCTGCTTTCGGTAAACTCTCTGCAAATGAAGAGAAGAAAGTTGCTAAATCTTACACCGAACACATTGCTGAAATTAAATCTGCAATCGGTGATGCAATTGTAAAAGGACATGGAGCTATTAAAGAAGCTGCAAGAACAAACGGTAAAGGTTTCAATTTTGAATTGGATCTTAAAGCTGTTGGTGTTATGACAGAAGCGGTTAACTTGACTGGTAACCCTTATGTTTCTTATTTGCAGTCACCTGCTCTTCGTTCTTTTGTAAACCCACACCTGAGAAGCGTATTTAACATCATCCCAGTTTCTACCGGTTCTGTATCTTTCCCTCGTGGTAACTCTCCAGTAGGTGAAGGTTCTTTCGGTAAGCAAACTGAAGGTTCTGCTAAAGCGCAAATTGACTACGATGTAACTGTTATCAACAAAGTATTGCAGTTCATCGCTGGTTACGTTAAAGTATCTCGTCAAATGGTTGACGATCTTCCTTTCTTGAATGCATATTTGCAGCAGTCTTTGATCGAAGACTTCCAAAGAGCTGAAGATACTTACTACTTGAATGACCTCGCTGCTTCTGCAACCGCAGGTGTATCAAGTGGTGCGAACACTGCCGAGAAATTTGTAGACTACGTTGCACAACTCGGTGGATTGAACTGGAACGCAAACCTTATCTTGACCACACACGCTGGTTGGGCTAACGTTTTGAAAACATTGCCTTCTAACGGTTCTTACTCTGTACCTGGCGGTATCACTATTGATGCTCAAGGTAACGTGAGAATCATGGGTATCCCAGTTATTCCTCATAGCTTGGTAACAGCATCTAAGGCTTATGTCATGGATACTACCAAGTTTGCAATCGCTCAACAAAGCGGTCTTGCTGTAAGAAGCACAGAATTTGACCAAGATGATTTCATCAAGAACTTGATCACTTTCCGTTGCGAGGCTCGTTGCGATCTCATGCAATTCCAGCCAACAGCTTGTTTGTACGGAGCTATCTAATTTGCCCATACATAAAAGTAAAAGGGAGGCCAATAAGCCTCCTTTTTTTTAAATACTATGAAAGGATATATACTTACTACCGAAAATGCAAACGATAGGCTTGTAGAAGCCATGCAAGAAGTTTCCAAATTAGGATACGAGCCAGAGCCTTATTACGCTATAAAAGACAAAGACGCAAAGGTTAGCTTTAATAAGAGCATGAAAAAAATAATGAGTGAACACGATGGTGTGCTTGCATTATTTGAAGATGATGTTTTGATAAAAGAGTATGCGCATTACGAAAGCGCATTGAGCCAACTTCCAAGCGATTGGGAGCTTTGCTATTTAGGAGCAAATATTATTGGCGAAGTAACAAGATATAGTGAGAACTTATTTTGGTTAAATGGCGGATGGACTACCCATGCCGTTTTATACAACAACCCGAAAAGATTTAGTGAGCGATTTATTGATATGACTTATCAATACGATGATTGGCTTTTGAAACATATACAACCGAGAGGAAAGAGTTTTATAATTTCGCCTATGATGGCATGGCAAAAGCCACATTACTCACCACTATGGAACCACCATGCAGATTACACAAATATCTTTGATGGGTCCGCAACTAAAATAAAATGAACATACTTGCTTCTATTCACTTGTACCCTCCAGCTCACAATTGTGGCGCGGAGTATATGATTCACTGGATGCTCAAAGATTTACAAAGCAAAGGTCATCATATAAAAATATTATTACATCAAGCAAATAAATACCGCATTAGAAATAATTATGTGTTTGATGGCATTGATGTATTTCCTCCAAATGAAAATGTGATTGATAGTTTGATGCGTTGGAGCCATGCAGTGTTTACGCATTTAGATTATACAAGATGGACAATTGCAAGTGCTGCACTATACAAAAAGCCCGTATTTCATCTTATCCATAATAGCCATCCATACCCCGAAATAATAGGCGCAAGGCACAATCAACATATTGTGTATAACTCTTTATGGTTAAAAAACCTATTGAATTACCAATGGCCTAACTTTATAATGACGCCGCCAGTTGATTATCGTATTTACGACTTGCAGATTGAACCAGCGAAGAACGAGTATGTTACTTTAATCAACACAAACGAAAATAAGGGCGGTAAGATATTTGAACAGATAGCCAAAGCAATGCCAAATAAGCGGTTTTTGGGCGTTTTGGGCAGCTATGATGAGCAAGTGAAGGCTAGCCTTCCAAATCTTAAATATGTGCCAAATACGTCAGATATAATGCAGTATTATAGGCAGACTAGGATCCTACTCATGCCAAGTGAGTATGAGAGCTGGGGAAGGACGGCAACTGAGGCTATGTGTAGCGGCATTCCAGTGATATGCAGCGAGGCAGAGGGACTGAAAGAGAACTGCGGAAATGCTGGGATATACATAAAAAATCGGAATGATATTAAAAGCTGGGTTAACGCGATTAATAGGTTGGATGACAAAAAAGCCTACGAGGAAGCCTCAAGGAAAGCGAAAAGTAGATCCAGAGATCACGATCCACGCAAAACGCTTGATGAGTTTGAAGGCTGGTTCCGAGAAATGGTTAATAAATACAAGTAAAAATGGCGATATATATAAACGGAGTGACGATTGTAGCTGATGCTGTGGTAGAGCCAGTCAGTCTCACAGACGCAAAGAATTGGATGCGAATAGATTATACATCAGACGATTCTTTAATACAAGGCTTGCTGAATGCATCTAGGGTGCATCTTGAGAAATTAACTGGACTTTCTTTTGTAAATAAACTAATTAGAACGAATTTTGAGCTGACTGGGACCTATCCTCCGGTATGGATGGTAGATTTACCTTACGGACCTTTGGTGTGCTTGGATGAGCTTAAAATGAAGACTGGCATAGCTACTTACAATACTTTGACAAAGAACGAAGACTTTGAGGTAATTGGCGGCAAGGTATGGCTTTATGAGCAAGGCATTTACTCTGCTTTGTATCAAGGTGGCTTCGGAACGCTTCCAGAGGATTTGGCAGACGATATAATGGCTTTGACTGCGTGGCAGTATGAGAACAGAGGCAAGAAGATGAACGCAGACAGACAAGCTCTTATCAGCCAATATCCTAACTGGGATGGACTTAATTATCATCAGTATAAAAAGGTTAATATATAATGCCAAGTGGACTTTATATAAATCCTACTCTTTTTAATAAATACATAAGGAATTTAGAAAAAAGAATTGGCGATAAAATTGATGTAGTTGATGCAGAGTTTTTTGCTGGTGTAGAAGAAATGGCTACGGTTGCAAAACAAAATGCACCAGTTGATGACGGTATTTTGCGAGGTATGATTACAGCATCAAAGGATCCTACAAAAAAATTATCTTATACATTGACCTCAGGAGCTTGGTATTCACCATATGTAGAGTTTGGTACTGGCCAATACGCTAAAACTTATTTGGCATCAATACCAGACAACTATTGGAAAGATTTGGCTAGAAAGTTTTATGTAAATGGTGAAGGTTGGACAAGACCGCATCCTTTTTTATATCCTGCGGTAACTACAACTTTACCAAAGATATTTAACAGAATAAAAGCAATAGTAAACGCTAAATGAAAGATTGCGCAAATAATGTTAGAACGATTTACGTTAACCTACTTAACGGCAATCTATCATATAATGGCAAGGATGTGCCGGTATACGGGCAAACACCATTCCGTACCACTCCACAAAATTATGTGGTTATATCAAGCATAATAGAAGTAGCTAACAATACTAATGATAATTTTAGTAGTCAGGTATCTGTGAATATTGATATTTTTAGTGAACAATATAGAGTAAACGACTTGGGGGTAGTAGATAATATTTCTGGACAGATTTTGAATTTTTTAATTCCAGATACCCATATAGATGGATTTTCTGACACAGACTTTATTGTTTACCCTATGTCTAGAACAAATTCAGTATATTTACCTTTGTATAACGGGGACAATTATGTAGCTCGTAAAATAATAACAATCAATAATTTAGTAAACCAAAAATAAAAAACAATGGCACAAATTCAAGGTTCTACACAGAGTGTAGATATTGATGTAGCAGGCGGTACAGATTTTGATTCATTGATCTGCCTTCGTACATCTTCAGTAAACGGTACAACTGATTCAACAGTTGAACAAACAAACTGCGGTACATTTACCTCTATTGGTAAACCAAACATGACAGTTGATTTCGATG